GGATACTTTCGCGTAGCCATCCGAACCACGAACGATATCGGGATCCGAATAGTCACGAACACTCGCTCTCGTATAAACCGAGTAGGAGGGATATAGCCAGTCACCGGGCCTGCGCCTATGAAAGCGCTTCGGCTGACGATGATAGGTATCGAAGAAACCACCCGCCCATCCATTCCTTCGGAGTTTCCGATTCTGACGTATCTGGTATGTGCCAATTAAATGGCCATCGCCGTACCCGTCAGGACCGTATATCCGGAGGTCAGGATTTGTAAAACTGTGTATCAGGGCTGCGAGCTCAGGCTCACAGTTCCTTACTGCCCAGTTATGGAAGGTGTAAAGAGTCTCATCCGAAGCACGCGATTTTGCGTGATACGGACGTATCCATATGCCTTTAAACCAGTCAGCACCACAACTCTCTCGGAAAGGGCCTGTCGAGAACGACTTCTCCGGATTAACGAAGAAGCCCAACTCGATTAGGCACTCAGCCGTAAGGTTGTATGCGCGGGAATCGACAATAATGTCGTCCCCGAACACGCTGACTCGAGACTCCAGCTTCAGTAACTCAGTCACAGCCTTCGCCACCGACCAGAAGAGCAAGCTCTCCAGTTCGAAGGTGAAGCCGTTTCCCATGCTACTAAACTTGTGGAGTTCGCGGACGCCTGCACTAGTTTGAACCTTCCCGGTTGTTAGACCGAGAAGAAAATCAAACCACTCCTCCGGAAGGAGGAGTCGTGCAACCCCGAGCGACACCGTATCTGACGCACTAGAGAGATCGATGGTGGCATATGAGCCATCAACGCTACCTTGGTACGCCAGTTTCTGGTTAATCGACTGATCGAGGAGGTTAACGCCTGCTAAATGAAGCATTCGTTTCTTGAGGTAATCCCCAACCCCTTTCTGGAAAAATCCATTAAGGACCGGTTCTACAACAATAGGACGTTTGCTTCTAGCATCTTTTGGCACGTAAGTCAATTTACCGTGGTGAATCTCAATCCACGGATACATGATGATCTCTTCAGTGTCATGCGACACTGTGAGGTTGGCACCAAGACCCGATGCGGACCAGACCCATAAGGGGACCTCTGCTAAAAAGGCGCCCACACGCGGCAAAAGCTCCTCACTACAAGCTAGATTTGCGCTAAGCTTTGCAATCGCATTCGCTTCGCGCGATTTTACACCCGTAGTTGCCCCGGGGCCAAAGGAGAACCCAAGCGAGCTAATGTCAGGAACCCGTCCTAGAACCTCTCGTACTTTACGTCGAGCGATAACAACCGCTCTAAAAACGTCGCCGTGAAGCGAACCGAGAGATAGGGACGAATTGACACGCTCACAATGAGCCTCAGCATCCCAGAACTTCTTCTCAGCAACAGCCTGAGTGTCTACACCAAGATCATACCACTCCTGTTTTGAATACAGGGCATGGATGATCCTAGCATAGAAAGCATCATCAGCATTCTCTGCTTGATGATAATCGAACTTGTAATTAACAAGCTCCAACTTCGACTGCTGG